TAGGGGTTTTGAGAAGATGCCAAGAAATTAATCAGAGCATTTTGGAGCAAGGCCAGCTTCATAAATGAAGTGGTCTCGATTCCAGTAACGAGCTTGAACATCCGGATTTCTTGATGAGGGTCGAGAGATCCGAGAGATGATTGCTTCGTAGGTTGGGAAGGATTTCAGTTCTTCTTCAGTTAGTTCGATACCGATTGGGTCGTATAAGGAGGCGAGTCCTTTAACGTTGGGTTCGTAACCAAGAGAGGAATAGTGATCGTAGATGTGCTTACAGATCCTGATGATGCGTTGGTTGCCAGCGGAGGCGAAGGCGATGCCAATACATCGAGCCATGACACGAGGGTGAGAGTCGCGCATAGTTTTAGGATGCAATAAGTGTGCGAGGAGGTCGACTTCATCACGGACAGGCCAGCCGTTCCAGTTTTGATAACCGAGAACGTAAGCGAGGTGAATCGAAGGCGATATTTTGCACTTTTCTGCGCTCAACTTAGAACCAAATCTTCGGAAGGCTTCTTCGGAAAACAGGGTTAAGAAATTGGGCAAATCAGAAACAGGTACAAGACTGACCAAAGCGAATAAGGCGTCGTCGCCCATGAGCTTCAAAAAGAAGTCATCAGGGATAGAGTAGCCGAGAGAGGAAAGCACAGTAATTATCATCACTCCATTGTAGAGTGAATCAAAGAACTGAGTACAGAATATGCCAGATGGCATACCTGCCCAGAGGCGTGAGAAGATGCGTCCGAGAGGGGAAACGCACTTCATATTGAAATAGCCTTTGGCAATCCAAGACCACAGACGGTTGAGTCGGGTCGGATCGGTTTTGGCATCAGGATAGAGTGTTGTCGGACAATATCTTCCGCAAAAGCAGAAGTAAGTCTTCACTCGATCGAGAATGTCTTGCCACACAGAGAAGTAGACACGCATGTCGAATTCAGACCAATCAGAGTTGATCATTGGGAATCGAACTGAGTAGTTAGCTCGATATTCGGCATTGAGGCGGTGCCATCCACCATTCAAGGATTCGTAGTTCCAGAGAAGGGGGGTTTTGCAGACTGTAAAGTAATGAGAGAAGAGAGGCCAAAAGAACATGGTCTCAGCAAATATGAAGTATTTGGGAACACCCCAGACAGTGCGTACTTTTTCGGGATCGAAAATAGAGACGAGAGCGGGTTTGACGTGTAACTGTATGCAGTCAGGGACATCGGTGGTGATTCCATCTTTCACGTTGTGGATAACAGATCGGCAGTGTGTGAAAATTTCAGAGTACAGGTTGGAGAAAGTCATTCGAGCGTTGGGTATGAGGCCGAGCTTGAATTTGTTGTTGACGATTTTCCGGTAATCTGAGGAGTTGGAGAATGGACGTTCAGCTGAGGTATCCATTTTGAAAGGGTACCAGCGTAAGTCTGTGAAATGAACAGGATGAATTTTCCATCGAGGGCGGAATTTGTCAATGATCCAGTCGAGAGCAAAGTAGTAATGTTTATCTTTAATCATAGTGTGATAAGGGACATCGTATTTCATGAGAAAGGATTCAGCATGAGCCGGGTCAGAGCGTGAGCGTTTGAAACCGTAGATGGCTTGTTGTACAGCATAGATTGAAAATTGGAATGCATAGAGACAGATCGTTTGGATGACGAATAGTTGGATTTCATAGTACCAGTCGTTAGATTGGGTTTTGAAAGGGTTGACGTGAGCGTGAGTCTCGTCAAAGCCTGCGAATTGGAGGTTGTTAGAGGGTCGGGAGATCGAAAGATCAGCGTAGAGTTCAGTCAGACGTTCCATTGTGGGTAGTGAGGTAGGGGGGAGGAGTTCGTTTTGCTTAGAAAGAGTAGAAAGCGACTAAAAAAAGTTCGTGAAGTCAAATAGGAGAGATTCC